ATTTTTTTCTTCTAAAGACAAATTTTCAAGATTACGTGTATTTAAAATACGATGTTCCTTATCATATTCTTTAATACATTCTTTACAAACTGACTTTAAACCATTAGATTTAGTTTTGTCTCGGCAAAATTGATTTGATTCTTTTAATTGTTTACATCGTGTACATTGGATATTAAGCATTTAATAACCTTAGTACTTCTAATTGTATTATATCATCATACCATTCGGAAAATCCCGGTAGTTTATTATTAAAAAAATATTCACGATTGTTGAATTTTTTAAATTGATATTTAAGGTGTTGTTCAACTTTGAAACATTCCCCAAAATCATTTATGTATTTATAAATTAATTCAATACCATTAAAATCTCTATTTAAAATATATAAGCGTCTATCTAAATTACTAGTAATTCCTATTTTTATAATAGGGTAGGTTTTATGTTTTATAATGTATAGGATTTGGGGACATTCTAATTTTTCTTGAAGAGGTTTTGGGATATATTTAAGCATTGTTTTAAGTTTAAATTGTTGTTGCCATTTTTTAGATCTATTATTACGTGTTTCTTTATGGTCTGTGTGATAAGTTGGGTTTTTTAAAGCAAATTTTATATTTTTGGTTTTTGTTCCAATTTTACAAATATAATGTAGACCATCTTTTTCATTTTTAGCTTTGTGAAAATTAGTAAGTAATTCCCATTGCTTACAAAATGAACAATATTTATATTCTATATTATTGACTAATTTGTGGTTTAATTCTTCAAGAGTATATTTATGTCTATTTTTTCTCCATTGTTTATTTTGGTGTTGTTTTATAATTTTAATACATTGTTTACAAAGTATAGTTAATTTATCTTTTCTACGTTTATCTTTAGAAAAATTAATAAGCAGCTCCCATTTTGTACATTTTTTATATTTAATATTATTAATTATTTTATATTGTACTTTTCTTCTCATAATTATTTCGTATTTTAAAATATAAGTTTTAAAAATCTAATATCTAAAAAATCCTCTTCAACTATATACTATCTCCTGCATCCAATCTTAAATAAAAGAAAAGGTCGCTAAGCGACCTTTTCCCACGTTTATATATTACTTAACTATTATTTGGACGTAAATATATTATTAAACAATATTTGTTGATAATAATTACTAGCACCCCAGATAGATTCAGATATAGCTGATCTTTCCTTGAAAATTATAATTGGGTTGCCATTATCCTTCGTTGTTTTGATCATCTGAATAGGCGTATATGGGCTCCATATAACACCTGCATCATAACTGGAAGTTCCCTTAAATCCAACTGTTCCAAAATCAGTTACAGCGAAGTTGTCCCTATAAACCTTAAACCTTCCACCTACATTACCAACAAAAGATTGGCCAAGGTTAGAAACAGGTTCACTAGAATCAACATCACCAAAAATTGGAGCACCTTGAAACTGAGGAAGTTGTTCTACCATAGTTACAACATCAGGAGCAGCAACAATAAAATTTCCAGGACCCCTTAAAGTTCGTTTAGCAATGGTGTTAGAAACCCTTACTAATTGAATATAAGCAGTTCTGAACTTTTCAGCTTGCCATCTACCATCAGCCGCAACCTTAAGATCAAACGAACTCTTAACAGCTACTTCATTAATCTTATCAATAATGTTTCTGTCAATAGCCTGCGTGATTTCATAAGTTAGGATATCAATCAATTCAGTTGCCATATCCCTACCGTGGATGTTCTTTAAATCCTGAGCAGATTCAAGAGTATAGGTAGCTCTTAACGTTCTTTCAACCGCTTCAATAGCTAACCTATCAATACTAATTCCAAGTTCCTTAATATCCTTATCCTTTTGTTCTGCAACAGCAGTACTAAAAGGACCAGAGTAATTACTGAAAATAAATTGAAACCCAGCTTCATTATCAAAAACGTTGATAATAGTATTGGGAGTATCACCTTCTGCATCTCCAACTACATAGTCAGCCTTTTCAGAACCAGAAGCCGTCAACTTAATTAACAATTTATTATCTTCTATGAAAACAATTTCATCACCCTTGGAAGTAGAATCTCCAATGCTGAATCCATGATCGCTTCCTGATAAAAAGATAACAAGTGAATTAGGTGTAGGCCTAGTTCTTAGAGAACCTTGCTTACTGTCTTTAGATTCAAGACCACCAACAATATTACCTGCAGCTTCATCATTAGCATAATGATGCCTTAATGCGAAAGCATATCCAACAGGTTGATTCATAGGTTGGACACCAACGATGTCCTTACCAATCATCTGCGGGAAAGCCCTTCTAAGAACAGGTACTAAAATTTGGCCTAAGAAATCCAAATCACCAGCCAAAGTTTCTTCATTCAACCACTTAACTTGGTTGTGAACCATCCTTTCAAAAATTGCTTTTTCTCTATTAGTTCTTATAGGAGCAGCTGTTTTGACTTCAGTAATTTTTTCGTATAATTTCTTTAATTCTTTATTTCTTTCCATTTTTGTTATTCTCCTTTAAAATTTTATACACTTTCCATTTCTAAATACTTAAGACCAAGTTTTTTATTAACTTCTTCTTCAGTTAATTTCTTGTCTTCATCACCATCATCAATTTCCTTATCACCACTGTAATCTTCATGACTTTCATCATCAGAATCATCATCAGAATCATCATCACTAATAGCAGTAGTAACATTTTCTTTGATAGTAATAACCTTTTTCTTAAATTCATTCAAATCATCACATTCAAAATCTGCACAAAGATTTTGTACTGTTTCCCTTTCAGAAGCAGAAACCCCTTCATTAACTTGGTCGAAAATAATTTGAGCTTTTATACCTTGAACTTCTTTCCTTAAGGAAATATTTTCTTCAACGGCTTGATTAAGCTCATTTTTATTCTTGCTATACTTATTAGCAATTTCATCTTTACTTTCAATTTCGTCTTCAGAGATTTGATTCTCTTTAAGGACACTTTTCATACCAGAAACAAGCTTATCAAACATTTCAGTCTTGATTCCAGATTCAATTGCCATTTCATTCTCTTTTATGTACTGATCAGCAACATATTGAACATATTCATCAAACTTATCTATGATATAAGTATCAAGATATTCAATAGCCTTATCTTCTAAAAGAGCCTTTTCAACATTTTGGTATTCAAGAGCAGCTTCTTCAATTTCTTGAATTTTTTCATTTGCCCTTTCACCAATTTTGGCTTCCATCATAATGACAATCTTGTCCTTCACTTCGTCAGAGAGAACTTCAGATTTAATATCAGAAAAAATTTCTTTTAATTCATTTTCGTTTTCTTTACCCATTTATGTTCTCCTTTGTTTAAAATTAAAATTAACCAAGCCTTGCAGCTTTTGCTCTACCCTTAGCTAAAGCTCTTTGAAAACCAGGTGCTCTTGCTCTCTTCTTAGCAGCCCTTGCAAAAGCCTTCTTTTCAGAGGCAGATAGTTTTACTTCTTTGAAGTCACCAGGTTTTTCTCCTTTAGTTCCAGGTTTCTTAACAACCTTGAAACCTTCTTTATCAGAAGTAAACTTGAACTTCCTACCTGTTTTTCTTCGCGCAAATTTTGATAATTTAATTTTAATCACTTTTTCAATTAATTCATTATCACCAAACTCATCACTTTCATAAGCTTCTTGAAGCTCATCAATCGCTTCATCTAAAAGGTCATCATAACCTTCGAGTTCAGTATCATCAGTTTCTAAATTCGTATATTGATCAAGGAATTCTCCAAATTTCATTTTTTTCTCCTTTAAAATTTTTAAATCTTTACTATGTTACGGGATTATTTATACTAATAAATAGTTAAAATTCAATCTTTTGCTTTTCTAATTCTGCTGTTAAATCTTGTCCTCTTATAGAGGATACATCTACACGAGGGTTTATAAAACCTTCATCTTTATTTTCTTCAAATTCAATTTTCATTTTTTTTAGTATTTTTATTATTTTGTTTTTATCAGAAGAAGACTTATAATCAATCCTGAAAAATTCTCCAGGCCCTCTTTCATATAAATACGCTTTAAAGGTTTTTAATTTTTGTTCCATATTGTTTTTCCGATTTAAAGAAACGTACCTATTCGACTTTTACTAATAGCTTTTTGTGCATTTTTCCACATTTTAAGTTCATTCTTTAAATTAGTTTTTAGTAATATTTCTATAACACCATCAAGACCTTCTCTAGCTTTATTAAAATCATCCTCAATTTGTGCTGCATCTTTAAGACCTAATTTATTTATTTCGATGTCAATTTCTTCAGGAGTATTTTCATTAAGTTTTGTATTTAAAGCTTTAAGAGCTTTATTAGCAAATTTACCCTTATCCTCGATTTTTTGAGGTTGGGTGAAACTATTCATTATTATCCCAAATTTCATTTTATTATTTCCCGAATTTGTACCACGCTAAAAAACTACCAATAAGAACAACAAATGCCGCTCCACCAGTAATATTAACTTTTGCTAAAGAATCTAATGCTGTTTGTAAAACCCCCGTATCCATCTTAGTAAAAGCATCTACAAGAGCACATACATAAGCATAAGGAACAGAAGCCTTAAGAGCACTTATTCCAGTCTTTTTGAGTTCATCTAAACCAATTGTAGTAGGTTCAACAACATCCTTAATCATTTTTATTATTTCTGCTTTCATTTCATTTCTCCTTTATTTTACACCTTTATTTTCTTAATTTCGCTTAAAACCTTTTTACTTAAATTTAGTTTTTGCAATTCGTTAATAATTTTATTTCTTAAACCAAATATTTTATCTTGATCACTATCATTTAATTCCCCAAAATTCTTTTTAAATTTAGTTTTTGCAATTTCAACATCAATTATTTCTGTAAGAGAAGTATCTCCCATATCCTGTAAATTACTAGTAAAAATACCATCAAAAAAACTCTTTACACCTTGAATATTTTCATTTAATTGAGGTTTGTTTGTCGTACTTTTTCCAATAAATTCATTAAATTTCATTTTTTAACCTATTTTATACCCATTTTCCTTCATAAGGGACATAATATCCCTATCTAAATTATCAAGAAGCTTCTTTAAACCCTTAGTAAGTTTCTTCATATCTTCTTGTTCTGTTTTAAACCTATTTTGAGGTTCTACTTCAAGTTTCTTTGTGAAAAACCTTCCAGAAGCATTTGGCCTACCTACTATTTCAACAACATTAGTATCAGGTTCACCTGCAGCTATTCCAAAAGCTCTTTCAACTCTAAACCCACCATTAATTACTGAATCTAAAAATATCTCGTTATTAGCATTTTTTACAGCTTCATTTAACACTTCTTTTTTCTTCCTATCATCAACTTTAGCTGGGTTAATTTGACTAAAATCACTGTCTTCGGTTTTAACTAAATAGTCAGTAGCTGCTTTTATATAATTCTTTTTTCCTTTTTCCATTTTTACACTTCCTGAAAAAACTCATCAAACAACTTAATAACACCCTCTTCTATTTCTTTCTTAGGTAAAGCTTTGATTCTATTTTTATAAGAATTGGCAACATCTTCCTTTATATAACCATCTTCAACTAACCATTCCTTTTTTTCCATAATTGAATCTACCCAAGCTTGAGGAGCAGAAGGATCAGCAACAATATCAATAGTAATCATATTCAAATCTTCATTTACTACCATTGTTCCGTCTTTAGCTTCAGTTAAAGAACCAAGTGAGCGTGTTGAAACACCAAACTTAATTCCTTTCTTTGCTAAAGCCATGGCTAACTTACCTTTTCCTTCATTTATTAATTCAGCTTCTCCAATAAAATTATTACCATCTTGAAGTATACTTTTGATAACCATAGCTGCATTTTCAAGTTTGTAATCAGGTCTTTCAGGATGGTCTAATTCACCCGTTAAACCGGTAGCAGCAATTCTTGTTCTGAGTTTATGTATTTCTCTTTCTAAAATAGCAAGAGGGTAAATTCGACCATTTTTATTTTTTACTTCAGCTTGCGCAAAAATTCCTTTTAATTTTATATTTTTCCCACTTTCATCTTCTACAACAACATTTTCAATTTGAGTAGGGTCAATAAATTCCCTTAAAATTCTCATTTGAATCTCCTTAAACTTTATTCATCATCTTCGTCATCGTCATCATCATCTTCGTCATCATCAAGATCTTCATCATCTTCATATTCTTCGTCTTCATCATCCTCGTTTTCATCTTCTTCTTCGTTATCAAGAGTTTCATCTTCATCATAATCACTATCTATAGATTTAGCAATCTTGGTTCTTTTTTCTTCAATACCAACTAAGATTTTTTCTTTAACACCCTTCTCAAATTCCTCTTTAAAAGTGGAAACATCTTCGTCATAGACATGCTTTAAAAGTTTTTTACCTAATTCACTCATAGTTTTTTCTCCTTTATGATTATCGATATTATTTATATATTATTTTTATTTAAGTTCATCTAAAACAAAATCTCGGGAATCTTTACTTAATTCTTTGAAACGTGGGTCCCTTTTAATTTTACTTACATTACCCTTGAATTCTTTTTCAAATGTATCTATTAGTTCTTGTAAATCAAATAGACTAAGTTTTTTGGCTTCATTAATATCATATACTTTTGATACAGAACCAGGTTTAAGTTTTTCTAATTGTTTAAGAGCTTTTATAATATCCTTATCCGATTCATTTCCAATATTTTCTATATCAATAGTTTTAAACATTAGATCATTAACTTTCTTTTTTAATCTTGAATTTTTAACAAGTTCATCTGCTGTATCAATTAAAGCTGATTCTAATTCTTTTCTGGTTAAATCTATTAATCTGTTTTTTGCAGCTTCATTAAGCTCTATAAATTTTTTATATGTTATCATTTTGATTATCCTTAAGCTGACTCTTCTTCATCAGCAAATTTAGTTTTCTCTTCTTGTAATTTTGTTTGTAACTCTTTAATATCAGCGTCAGTTCTATTAAACAATTGTTTATGCACAAAGTCTCTAGTGAACCACTTACCAATTTGTTCTTCTATATTAGTTAAAATATCTAAACGTTTTTCTAAATTAGCTAACTTTTTAGCTTCAACCCATTCAGTATTAGTCTTATAAAGAAATTTTAACTTACGTTTAATACTTTCCCATTCCTTCTTTTTAATAATATTTTTGTATATAAGTTGCCTCTTAAGAAGTTCAAACCATAGTATATTGAATTTTTTTCTTAAATGAGATATATATTTTGCAAATTGTAATTCTTCACGAGTAATATCTTCAGCTCTTGCACTACCTAATACAACATTTTGTTGCCTGTCTTCAAAATTGTTTCTACTCCAAGGTACTTTAAGAGCTTTAAACGCTTTTCTTTCAAAAAAGAATAAATCTTGAATCTCTCCTAAACCACCTACTGAATTACCAATTGTAGTAATTTCAGTCCCTTTTCCTTCTTTTCTTAGTAAGAAAAAATCTTCTAACATACCTCTATGAGCAGTTTTTGCATTAATAGTACCTGTCTCTTTATCAAAAACTTTATTTTGTTTAAACTTACTTATGATTTTTTCTAAATACGCTTCTTGTTTTTTAGGGGGGATGTTTCCAGGGTCAATATAAAAAACTCTTCTTTCAGGTGCTCTTACTACTCGATAAATTAACATATGATCTTCAAGAATATCTAATCTATTCACATCTTTTATTGCTGTATGTAAACGAGAAACAGAATAACTTTTATGAATATCCCACTTACCAGATGGAACAAACACAATCAATTCTTCAGGAACTTTTCCAATAACATCTTTTCCCCTGTAGTCCTTCATTTTACCATCATCATAAATGTAAATATACTTTTTCGTTCTTTGATTAAATTGTCTTTTAAGAAAAAGAGGAGATATTATTTTTGTTTTGAGAATACCACTTTGTCTTCTTTTATTTTTATCTTTATCTATTATAGTTTGTACTAATAACCTCCCATCAACAAACCATTGTTTAAAAATATCATCTCCTTGATCATCAAAATCCATTATATCAAGTAAATGACTAAACTCATCTATAATTTTATCTCTTAATTTTCCACTTATTTCATCATTAGGATCATTAAAATCAAGTTTTACGGGTACTTCGGTTGTTTCATCAAGGATAACTGCATCTTGTATAATTTGATCAATGGCATTTTCTACATAAGAAATTTCTGCCATTTTTCTATAAGTAATTAGTAAATGGTCAATATCTTTGGATTTTGTATCTGAAGTAAAAGGGTGAATAAAGTGTGTAGCATTTACTACATTTATGTCTTTTATATCTTCATCATCACCACCAAATTCAGTAGTTTGTTGTTTTTGTTCTTCTTTGGTTCCGTCAAAATCTTTTTCTAAACTGGAAACAATAGTTGGGTCTAAAAAGAAACCCACATTTTCTTTCAAACTTTTTAATTTTTTTAACCAATCCATAATAAACCTATCCCAATTTATTTCATCAATATTTATATAATAAATGTTACTTTAAAGGTGGTCTTCCTCGTTTTAATTTAGGCTTGAATGCTTTAGGGGGTGGTGGACGTTTTTTAGGTCGTTTTGCTTCCATTATCCGTTTATATTTTTTATAAACATTTGTATTAAGTGGGTTTTTGGCAAAAGAGGATCTTTGAATCCAAAGCCGAGCATCAGTAAGGGTTATTCCTTTGAAAAATGGGGAAGTAAATTGAATTGCACCTATCATATCAATATTAGGGATTCTGAGAACTTTTAAACCTCTCATTCTTCTTAATCTATCAAATCTATACACTCTAATAGCAATTTTAGTAAAACGTTTATTATTTCCTCCTATACTTTGTAAGAATCTTTTTATATTAATAGGAATCATTCTTTGATCATTGAAAAAAGTTTTTGGGTATTCAGTAATTAATTTTAAAAGGATCCTTGCACGCGCTTTTGGGGATATCCAATGAAAATTTACACCTACAAAATGTTTGTTACTTACTTTTAAAATAAATATTAAAGGAAACCTATCATAGAAGGGTAAAGTTTTGTTTCTAAAACCAATTGCATCATATTGGAACGCGTAGAACAATCCTTTACGTTTTATAAGAAAATCAAGATCAGTTCTAGCCTGAGTTTTAAATTTTGTGATAACGTTGTTTATAAATTTTAAACTCCTCAGAACAGATGTTTGGAATTTTCTTAAATCTGGATCTATACTATCTTTAATAACCTGAATGGATTTACGAATAAATTTATCTAAATCCTCTGCCATAACTAATCTCTTTTAGATCTCGATCTGTTTGCTATTTTTTCTAATGGTCTTGTATTTTTATAATTAAAAGCCTTGAATTGTTCTTTCTCGTTTATTAAATCAAAGGTACATAATTGTTTAAGATGATCCAATTCCCAATATCGACCGTAGTTTTCCCAATTCATTTCAGGTGTGAATTGTTGTTCGATATATTGTTTATAGAATTTAATAGTGCAGCCGAGATATTCTATTGAATGGTGCGTTTTATTAGATTTAAGATAACCATAAATTCGAGAGCGGATATTGGATTTTAATTTATAACTTGAATCACTATTGTATTTCTTCTTTGCCCAGATTTTTTTCTGTTTTTTATGATTTTTATTATATTGATTAAAATAACCCACCCTATATTGTTTATTATATTTGGTGGTATAAGATATTATATGTTTTTTATTTTTCTGGTAATATTCTTTTATCTCTCCTTTATGAGTTTGTTTATATTGTTTATTATAATCTTTTATTTTTCTATTATTAAGAACATTTCTTTTTTTACAGTATTCCTTCATGCATTTTTTACAATAACTTCCAGTTTTACAAAACTCCTCCAAAAACTTTTCTTTACCACACTTATTACAAACTTTCATCAAACTATACTAATTTATGAGTATGCTCGCCTATTTCATCTTTTGCCGACATTACCTGATTATCGACAATCTTATGAGTATGTTTTTTAGTTAAACCTGTCATACTTATTGTTCTAAGAGTTTTACCATTTCCATCCGTATTGACTTCCCAAGTATGTCTATGTTTATTATCTCTGGAAGTCATACCCCCAAAGGGCCCTGCATTCATATCTTCAGGTTTAATAGGCATAATAGATTTTAATTTTAAGAAACCATGAGTTCCTTGTTCATCAATTTTATATATTTTTGATACAGAACCAGGTTTAAGTTTTTCTAATTGTTTAAGAGCTTTTATAATATCTTGATCAGATTCATTATCAATATTTTCTGCATCAATAGTTTTAAACATTATATTATTAACTTTTTTTTCGAATTTAGGTTTTTTAACAAGTTCATCTGCTGTATCAATTAAAGCTTGAATCAATTCTTTTCTGGTTATATCTATTAATCTATTTCTAGCTTCTTTTATTTCATCATAATTTTCTAAAAAATCTCTAAATGATATTACTGGTTCCATTTTTTATTCCTTACCTATTATTATTAAATTATCAACTTCTTTCTGCGTCCAATGATGTTCTAAACTCGTATGTCCAATATGAAATTCCTTTGTTAAACTAAATCTATGAGGAGGTTTTGCTGTATCTTCAATCATTACAAGTGGACCTGCTGGTGTTACTGCTACATCTCTTACAATATGTTGATATGGTTGTTTCTTTATCATTCCTCTACCAAAAGCTATCCAATCCCTATCTTTTACTTTATAAACAGGTACATCTTCTACTTCGCGACTCTGAATCCAGTCACAAACTAAATCCTCAGCAACTGGTCCTTTAATTATTGTACAAGTAGTAGGTCCTTTAAAATACTGACATTTAGAACATCTTTCGCCTGCATTATCAGAATCAGCTTCTTTTAAATTAGCTCTTCTATTGGTTAATTTTACTCCTCTTAAGTTATTTTCGTTGATAAAACCATTATAGGTTTGCATTTATTGTAATTTGTGAGTATGAGGTACTGAACCTGCTGGTTTTACTATAAGTTTTTCTATTTCATGAGTATGATTAGGTCCAGCACTAGTTTTTGTAGTTTTTCCATCTCCTTGAGTATTTACTTTATATAAATGAAAGTGCATTTCTACACCTTCATCACTTGAAGTTCTTCCTCTTGTAAGGTTGTTATCTATACCTCTTGGAAAAGGGATTGGAAAAATACCTCTCAAAGAACGAAAAATTACACGTTTCTTTTTAGGAATAACTGTTATAGGTTCATCTGGAGGGGTTTCTTTGGTGGGTTCCTCTGGTGGTTGATCTTTATCCATCATTTCAGGTGGCATAGTCTCATCATTCGCCATTTCTTGTTCTTTTAACCACTCTTTAAAACCTTTTATTTTACTCATAGAAACCACCTCACTAATATTTATACGTTTTTTTCCCAAAAAATATTTTTACATAAATATTTTTACCTAAATTCGATATCATTGGGTTCTTTTCATCTATCATTCTTGCTATTTCTTGTCTTGAAAAAATAAGAATAAATGATTTTGGATAGTCATTTTGTATATCTACAAAATTAAGAACTATATAAGTTTGTTTGTTTTTTATATGAAATACTGTAAGAATTTGAAAATAGTTATTATTTTCAAAGTGTTTTTCTAAATGTCTAATTCTATTTTCATAGGAACAAGAAAAAAATAACAGTATAAGTAAAATTAGAAGTAGTTTTTTCATTAAAAATGTTACTTCTTTTTACCTTTTATTCTTGTAACCATAGCTTCTACTATACTTTTAAAAAACCATACTATACCATTCCCTAATTTCGAACCAATATGGTTTTTAACTATCCAATAATGGATATAAAAAGTAGTAAAACCATAGGCTAATCCTTCATAAAGTGTTTGTTTCCAAGATTGGTCAACAGCATATACAGCAACAAAAGCTAAAGCCACTGCTATATTAACAATAAAACCAAATTGTTCTGATTTTTCTTTAGCTTTCGTTTTAGACATAAATTTGTAAAGCACACCTCTAAAAGCTACACGAGCCCCTTCAGATGGAATTAGTACAAATAAAGTTCGAAGCGTTATTTCTGAAAGAGTTTCATTACCAAATACATTATTTAAAAAAAGTTTTATTGGTTGCAAA